GTTCTGAGGTTGGATTATCTACACCTTTTGCAGCTAAAGAATCTTTTACTTCTTTCTCCGTAGGAGACACTTCTTTCTTAGCCTCCTTGTTATCTCTATCTTTTACTGTTCTAATCTGTTCATCAACATCTGCAATCCTTTGATCTTGCTCTTCTTTTAAAGGACCTTCTAGCCCATCTCTTTGCTCTACTAATCTTTTCCTTTGATTTATTAAGTCAGACATTTCTAGCATGTTGTCTGAGTCTACGATGGTTCCTTTTGTTCTGTTCTCAGCAACTTGCATTGCATATATTTCATCGTATACTGTTTTTCCTTCGGTTGGTGTTAGGTGACTCTGTGCTACTAATATTTTTACTGAGTTATCTAAATCGTTTACATTACGAGCTACATACCTTAAAGCATCTGATCTTTTATTTCCCGAGAGTAAATTTTTTGAACCCAAAGTGGTTGTTGCACCTAAAGTCATAATAACAGTTTCCATTATTTCACTTACCTTAACCTTACTGCTCCTTACCGATAGTCCTGTAATTTTATTCACTACTTCGTTGATAGCCTTCTCTGAGAACAATACGGGTAACTCTTCAATGGTAAGTTCCTTAAAGTTTTCTACAGCTAAGTCTATGGTTTTTGTTTTTAATTTATCAGCAGTAAATTTCTTTCCATCTTTTTTTACTAAATCAATAATAGATTTTTTTATCCCTTGTAAGCTGCTTAATACTTTTGTATTAGAACCAGCCAATCCAGAGAAAAATCCATCTAATGTAGCTATAGTATTACCAGCTATTGCAGCTTTGGTTAAAGCCTCGTCTTCTGTTAGTCCTGCTTTAATTAAATCTGATCTCATATCCTCTACAGACTGTGCAGAGGTACTAGCGTATGATGCTAATCCCATTCCTGTTCCACCTGATACACCTAAAGCTTTTGATAGTCTTTGCCCTCCTTTTATAAGTGCAAAAAGATTCGCCATTGTTTGTATGCCTCCTTGAACTATGCTTCCTCCACTATAATTTGTTTCTGAAAACTTTACATTTTTTGCTCGCTTTTTTATTTCTTCAAACTTATCCTCGGATATAATACCTACCATGCTAACATTAGTAATGGCATCTAACACATCACCTTCATCTGTAACAACATATTCTTTTCCCGAAACAGTAACATTCTTGCCTTCTGTTACGCCTGATCTTTTAACAGGACCTATCTCTATATCTAATGCCTCGCTAGTATCTAATAGGGCTTCAGTAACTCCTGCGAGAACACCTTTTTTGTCTGCTCCTACTCCCGTCAATACTTGATCTACTAAAGAGAATATTGCTGCTCCAGAACCTAAAGCAAAATTAGCTATTGTTGTAGGTATTGTTTTAGCTGTTTCTCCTAGTTCTGTAAAAGTTTTTACGGCTCCACCTTTTTGCCCAGCCTCATAAACATTTTTTCTTCTCTGTAAATCTAAATCAAAAGTAAGCTCTTTGTATTTTGGAAACATAGAGCCCATCCTATTTAAAAGGTTCGACTCTTCTATAAGCTTTGCTTCTAATTGTTTTTTTACGTTAAGAAGCTGAAGTTGGTCCTTAGGATCTTGAGCTAATTGTAATCTTGAGTCTACCGTTGCAATGTCTTCTTTTAGACCATTCATTACTTCCATCTTATATGAAAGGATTTTCTCAGTATCTTTTTTTTCTTTATCAAACACCTCGCCCTCATCGGTTGCGATAGCGTCTTTTATAAATTTAAAAGATGCGGACTCTTCACGCTGAGTGTTTTGCTCCCATTTTGAATAATCTTCAACGTCAATTTTTAGTTCGTCGAGTATATTTTTGTTTATTAAAGTAGTCTTAACGTCTTTATCTTCTTCTAGCTCTCTTTCTATAGGCTTTAGTTTAGGAGAGGATAAGTCTGTCTTTATTGTTTTAGATGCATTATTAGTTAAGTAGGTATCGTATTCTAATGCAATGTCTTTGGCTTCAGTTCCTAACGTTTCTTTATTGCCAAATTTTCGCTCTCTAAGTATAGCGTCAACGTCAACTCCTTTATCTTCAAGAAATAACCTTTGCGCTGCCGTTTCTTCAAGCGTAACTTCTACTTTCTCTTCTTCTAAAACCTCTGGTATTTCATCAACAACATTGGTTTGTTGAGGCTCTTCTGGTTCTGGAGGGAAAACTAAATCTTTTTGTAATACTTCTAAATTATTTGGGTCATCTTGAGCAACAGTCTCTTCAACTTGTACTTGCTCCGAAGAACCATCTTCCGATATGGAATCCGTATCGCCTTTTTTTTTAAATACACCATCAGATAAAAGTTTGTCGAATCGATCACCGTACTTTTCTCTTAAAATAACTTCAGAAAATTCGTTACCATTGGGTGTAATGTATATTATTTCTTCCATTACTTTTAATTGAATATTGACACGTCTATTTTTTCGCCATTTACTGCTGCATTATATATTTTTTCAATAGCATATTGATAAGCAGTGGAATTATCATCCCCTTTGAGGCTCTTCAATGTTAGTTTTTCGTCAAGAACAGAAGGTATATCTATTACAAGACCCCCGTTTGTAGCTTTTAAATCCATTTTAAACCCTTTAAGCTGATCTTCAAGTAAAGAAAATATTGTGCTAGAATTTTCTTTCATCTGCTTTGCCCTTAATAATGCAGTTGTCCCAAAGCCAAACAATTCGGAAGCTGACCAATCCACTCCTCCTTCTGATGGCTTGGTATTTGTCAATATTTCCGCTACTCCAACATCGTCGCTTCTATCTAATGCGTCACCTTCAATAACAGCATTTCTAAATGTATTTATTTTTTTTGTGTTTGTAGTTTCTGATTTTGTTTTACCAGAAGCAGACTTACCTTGATATTTGGGGTTTGGGATTGTTTTATTTTCATCTCCAACAGGCACACCATTCTCATCTTCCTTATAATTAGGATTAACTATAGTTTGAGAAGTAAAACCTCCTTCGCTATTAAAGTTATTTAGTAACTCTTCATAAGAGCCTTTTACATTTGGAAAGAACAGTTCAACCATTACCTCTCCTGCTTTATTCGGATCAGAAATATTATAAGCAACAGACTCCTCATTACCGTTATTACTTACTCTAGTTACTGTTAAGGTTTTTCCGTCTTCTGATCTTTGAGCATCTTTTATATTTGGAATACCTGGTGATTTTCCATATATAACATTTGCTCCTTGTATCATTGCATCAATAGAAGCTTGAGCTGTAGTAGTATCTCCAGAAATAACATTATCAATACTTCTTAAATATCCTACTTCTTTTTTAAGTCCTTCCTTTCCCTTTTTCTTTTTTTCAGCAAGATTAGCTCTTTGAATTCGTCTTCCTTCCGCTTGATCTTCAGTCTGTACTCTACTGTCACCAGTTATTTTTCTTGTATTGTCTAGTTTGTTTTTAATAAGACCTTTCATGCCCTCCAAAACTAAACCTTCTTGTTCAGTTGTAAGTTCGGGAACCATAACTCCTTGACTGTTTGGAACCATTAAAATATTAGGTCCTCCTTTATCTTTTTCATCATATACTAAAGTATAAGCTTTACCTCCGTCTGTCTTTAAGGTGTCTATAAGAAAACTCATTTTACCGTTAGGGTCTCCAGCAAAAGATGCATTAATCGAATCGTCTAACGCTTTACTTCCCCCATCTTTTTTTAAGGCTTCATAGGCATCTTGTTCTGTAATAAAATATCCTCTTTCAGCTTCTTCGCCAATAAGAGTTTGAATTCTTTTACCTAAACCATCAGCAATACCAGTGGTATTAGCGTCTGAATCGTATCTACTTATTGTTTGATTTATAATATTTTTAGCAGTGTTTAGTCCAACTAAATCAAAACTGCTATCACCTATTTTTACTTGTTTTCCTTTACCACTGCTAGTTAAAGCTAAACTAACTTCTCCAGTCAAAGGATTTACATAATACTTAGAGTCTTTAGGATTTCCAAATTGCTCCATCTTAGCTAATAACTGAGCTTGTGCTGCACTAGCTTTACCCGATCTTATGTCGTCCATATGCTTGCCGTACTGTTCTTGATACTGACCTGACAAATTAAATGCCATATCGGTTCCAGTTCGCAAATTGTTGGTTCTAAAGTTATAGTCTTGTTCTGTAATGGCTCCCGACTTTAGTAATCTTAAGCTAGCAAGTTGCGCCTTCTGAGCTTGCTCAGAGTAATCAGCAATACGTCCATTCTCATTAACATACTCGCCTTGAGGCTTGTCCATTAATTTTATTAGGTCATCATTAGATGCTTTATCTATAACAGCTTTACGATTAACTCTAGATTCTGTCTCAGCATTTAAAGAATCTGTTATACCTTTTGATATAGATCCCCAGTTAACTTCATTCTCAACTTTCTTTTCTGCGTACTTATAATATGATGCCATAATTTTTTATCTACGAATATTATAAAGAAGAAACATCAGCAATACCAGCTAAAGAATTTCCAAATAAAGAGTTAGAGGAATCTATTTTAAATTGATCTGCTAAACTTACAGTTTGACCAGCTGCATTAGTTCCAAAACGCGTAGGAGAATTTGCTATTACAGCATTTGATATATCATTTCCTCCTACCCTAGAAGTTTGAACTGGTGATTTTTTTTGACGATAAAGCTCACTGTTTTCATAAAGACTCATACCTGCTTGACCTAACTGTGTAACTCCTTGAGTAAGAGATGCATTCTTTGCCGCCGCCGCATCACGAGCCGCTAACTGAGCGCCTTGAGCTTCTCCCAGATCTAAATTTACTCTTGCTTTTTGAAGTCTTGATTCTTCGTCTGCAACTATTTTCTCAATATTTTCCATACTTGAAATCTGCCTGTCGGTAATATTTTGTTCGGCTTTCTGAACTCCTTGTAGAACTTGACCTGCCATAACACCTGCGCCTCTTTCTCCTTCTTGCCCAGCTGTAATTAAGTTTGAAGCAACTCCAGCTAAAGAATCTCTTTCTCTCTGAAAAGCTTTAATATTAAGATCTAGACCTTCGTAAACATTTTTTTCTAATTTTTTACTTGCCGCTGCAGCTGATTTTTCTGCCGCTGCATTTGCTTCGTCTATTGCTGTTTGCTGTTTAGATGCATCGTTAAAAGACTTAATAGCTCCTCCCACTGCTAATCCTGTTGATATAATTGCTGTTACTGCTGCCATATTATAATTTTTTTATCATTTCTTGTGAGTAATTATCTGCTGCCGTATACCCAAGATCCTCATATGTTTTAATTAGACTTTTGCTTTTTAGCAGTGCATAACAATATTTGTTGCCTGTATCCTTACAGATATTAGTTAATGTTTTAATGAGCAAACTTAAAGCTTGTTGACGCTGTGGCTTCTTACTATAATCTCTACTAGAAATAATCCAATCCACCCAGGCAACTTTTGAATTTGTCATATATACAAAACCTGCACATACAGGTATATCATTATCTAAAACCATTATACCTCCCTTACCATTATCAGGTAGGAAGTCTTGCAGAGGTGGAGTCCATTTCCAGTCCTTCCACCAGCCCACGAGTATTGCGTCGTAGTCTGTTTCTACTAATGGCCTTATGTTAAAACTCATTTCTAAACAAAGATACTAATTTTTAAGGACTGCTTTTCATAACTTCAGACTCTACAGCAAAGAGTTCGGTGGATACCGTTGAATTGTTTTGAAGTGTAAATTCCATGTAATGGCCTAAAAGACCATGTGACTCAGCCTCTTGGTTTTTAATATATAAAATAAAAGAGTCTTGAGTTGCCGGAACAGCTCCTCCTGAAACCGTTGCATCAACAGTAATACGATTAATACTAGCTGATAAATCTACCTCTATGTTTTCTATTGTTCCTACTAGGGTAGGTGTTGTGTAAGGAGGAATAGCAGAATAAAGATTATCACCTGTACTTACTATACTGCCTATGTTAACTGTTGTATCAAAGTTTATTACAGTAGCAACTCCTGATCCTGTAAAGGATGAACTCTGAGCTATACCGTTCATAGACCTCAAAGCATATTGAGGTAATGATGCTGGTGTGCTATCAGCTGATCTTATAAAAGCAAACCAATCTCCTTCTTTTTGAACAAACCAATTATCATCAACAAAACCATCGTTTCCAATATCTGTAGTCAACACTGATCTCCATGCTGCATTAGATTCTAAATTAACAGTTTTAAATACTTTATTAACTAAGGGATCTTGATTGAATACACTGGTGATTCTAGAAAAACTTTGTACTCCATAGTAATTGTTTCTAACAGCATTAGTATTGTGCTGATGAATATTGCCTCCAGAAAAAGAATAATAAAAGTTATTCATTCCCATCATAAATTCAGGAATATAAGAATAGAATGATGGCCATCCCTTTGACGTTTCGCTATAAGTAAGAGTAAATTCTTGTGCCATGATATATTATTTAGTTATACAAATTTACTAAAAATAACTGATGAGTTTATCTCCCCAACCTTTCCTTTGACTATAGGGCCATATAAGGTACCTAAGGGGGTTATCTATTATGAGCTGTCTATTTACTTGAATGAATGATTTAGAGTGCTCCTTAAGGGCTTGAATCTCGTCTTTTAAAATCATGTCATTATGCACAACCTCACCATTAGAGTCTTCTATAATAATAATAGCAAAAACATAATCATTATAAATAAAATCATTCTTATTTATTTTAAAACTATAATTTTTTTTAGTCTCAAGTATTGAGTCTTCTTCAGTTCCAGGAGGTGAAATGTTTTGTTGACACCTTACGGTTACAGATTGATTTATAAAGTTAATTCCAGCATAAACTTCATAGTCCTTTAAAGTTCTCACATCTCCTAGGCCATAGTCTTTAAAGGTGTTTTTGTTACAAGGAGTACAAACCTCTCCATTTACACCCAATAACTGGCGTACTCTAGACTTTGATTGAGAATCTTTATTTCTCCAATTAGAATGATCGTCCCAATGTTTTGGTAAAGACTCTCTGCTATAGTTGTGCCAAACCAAAGTCTTGCTTGGTGTAAACAAATCATAACCATGAGTATAAGCTCTTGCAGACATTGTTATTCCCTCACCCTCAAAGTACATTAGTGGATCATGCTTAACCTCTTCGGCAAACTGTCCCAACGTAAAAGCAAAATGCCCTGAATAAAACCTAGACAATGTAGGAGTTTCGCGAGTTGGAAGCATATAAGGTCTAAATGTAGCAGTTCCTTCAAGCCACTTATCAATATAGATACCGTACACATTGTTGTCTATATTTTTTGGATAATTTGTAGGATCGTAAGAAGGAACATAGCTGGTAATTAAAGGTTTGTTTATTCCTTTGTCCATCAACCCATTCAACATATCTACACACTCTGTGTCCCAGTCCTGTATAAACCTGTGGTGTGAGTCTAAGTGAAGGGTATAGTCTTCCCCTTCGTAATGTTGTTGTATTTGATTGCGCGCCCAGCACACACCCTCTGACTCATTATGAGGTATCTCTATAACAATAAATCTTGAGTCGTCAGCATACTTATCAAGCCTATCCCACTGATCATCTTTTGAAAACTGATGAGCAATACAAATTTTTAAACGTTCTGGGTTTTTTGCTTTTTTTAGTAAGTCATCAATTGTGGGTACAAGTTCTGGATCACGATAGCTAGCTATCTGTACAAAAATAGATTTCATTTAATTAGATTTTATATACGAATATATTAATTTATCTATTGTAAACAAATAGGATCATTACAATTTCCGCTTGGAGGTACGCTTCCCGTTGCAGAGGCATTAGGAACAGTTCCGTCTATTACTTCGGCCCCAACTACTCCACAATATGTTACTCCTCCTTTTATTCTAAAAGTAATTGTACTATTAAGAGTTAAAGCTTTGAGTGAGGTTACGATAAACAAAGTTCCACCACAATCTGTTACTGAATAAATAAATTTACTAGGATCTCTAGTTATCGTACCTGTTAAAATCATTTCTACATTAGGCACATTACTAGTAGCTGTGGCTGGATCAAAAGTAACACTCAGCCCTGTTCCTACCCAACCTGTTCTCATTTTTATTGAGGTAGAAAACCATGTTGGATATCCAACTCCTTGAGTTCCAAATTTTTCAGATCCTAAAGTATCTCCCTCTAAATCATAAGCCTCATCTATAGAACCTCCAGAAATACCAGTGTAGTTTATAGATCCTATAGTGGCCGTAATACCTACTGAAGCAACACAAGAAACTGCAGCTGAAAGAGTTACTCCATCCCAAGTTCTAGATATTTTTAATCCACTAGGTCTAGTTGTTGTGTAAACTCCAGTAATTGCTGGAACGCTATCTAGACAATCATTGTTTAAATATAAATAAGTGGCTAGGCCAAAGTCTGCATTATTAGGGAAAAATTCAACAGTGTTTCCAGTTTCACAAATTGTACTTCCACTGTTATAAGCTCCGAAAAGTGCAGTGCAATTAGATGGAGGAGCACATTGTCCACAATCATCATAAACAATAGACGTTACCTCATTAGTACTTTCAGCATTAGATGAACCGTTTATATAATAACAAGTAGCTGCATTATTTATTTTAACAGAATTTCCAGCAGTTATTGTATTTAAGTCTGATCTTACAATTGTTACTGCACCCTGTAAATTTGAACATTCAACAGCTTCATAATAATAATAATCAGAACTAGGAGTACCACCAGAACATCCTTCATTTGTAATTAAATCACCATAAACGCTACTTGCACTGCCAGTTTCTAAACAATTAGTTATTCGGCCAACATCACCTCCAGCTGCCGAGATAGTAGCAGGCTGTCCCGTGTCGCATTGTATTCCCAGAAGAAACACAGCCGTGTTTGGTTTTGCCTCAACACTATAACTTGTACACTCTGGAGGACTTATGCAGTCGCCTTCTATCGTTAAAGATGTGGGAGTATTGTTTCTACTTTTTAGTAAATAACATCCCGTTATTCCAGTTATCTTTACTCGTTGATTTTGTTGATTTATATTATTAATTAAAACATTTTGCGTATCTCCACTATCAATTTCTACCGCAAGAAAAGCAGTAAAATCTGGAGTAATTACAAAACATGGATTGGTTCCAATAGTACATGCATTATAAGGAGTATTTGGCGCTGTTTCGTCATATATTAAGTCTACAGGATCATTTCCACCACCCCACCATATTCTAGGTCCAATTCTTGGTTCTCCCACTAATAAACATATATCTTCCCATCCAGCGTCTGTCACTTTTATAACAGAGAAACCTGATATAAATGGAGCATTTTTTGGAGCTCTAACTGTAATAGCTTCAGTCGTTCTTTGACTCTCATTACTTCCACCAAAAAAACCAATATCAGTTCTAATAACAGGATGATCAACCGTACAGCTTGTTGCATTCCAATAGCTATATTCAATAGTAACTGCAGGGCATCCGGTATCATTTGTTATAGACACAGTATTTAAAATTTTATCTTGAATCGGGGTAGTTGTTGATATACCTTGATACACAAAAGTTCTACCAGACACATCCCCAGGTATACTAGATGAGTTTTGAATTATATACCTTGAATTTGCAGCTGGAGTTCCAGTTTGAGGAAGGTAACTATAAAAAGTTTCGCCACTATCCGTAACTGGACATTCTTTAATTTCATGATAAACAGGATCGGGTTTAAAAGTTTGTGAGCAAGGTCCCGTAATAACTTTAGTGGTTGAATTATTCACTAAAGATAAAATTTGCCAACACTCAGAATTTACAGGAGTATCAATATCTGTTTGAACAAACTCATCTACTTCATACTGAGTGCTAGTAGCAAGAGGTATTTTAACAAAACCAGTCGCGCCGTTTATTGTATTCTTAACGCTATATGCATTCAAAACTATAGGCCCAGCTGATGGTGTTGGAGGTGTGCACGAAGGGCACAAGTAAGGAGCTTGTTCTAATACACAATTTACTTGTCTACGAGCCTCTACACCACCCATTTGATAATAGCCATCAGGAGCACATATGGTAAGTGCGACGTCAGTAAAAACTGCAGTTGCGTCTGCAAAATTAGGTGTGTCTATATAAAGTTCTTGAGCGCTTGCCATTATGTAAAGTTAATTGTTTTTATGGACATAATTCACTTGCAGTTACTCGCCCTGTGTTGTCTATCTGAAGCCACCCTTCAATAAATGTAGAGGATGATGCAGGTTGCTTAAATCCATAGTATAAATTATTTCCCTGAAAAGGAAGTTTAAGTTGTCCCGATGAATCTAAAGTAGAAAAGAATAAAGCGTTTTGCACAAACACATTAGCAATGCTAGATACCGAAGAGAATACTTCTACATATGGGAAAGCTCCACCACAAACCGGTGCAACACTTCCACCGAAAGCAGCTTGATTGTCAAACCTCCAAGTGTATATGGTCGCTAAAGACGGACACACTGTAGTATCAGCACATCCAGATGCTTGACCTACAATTTGACCACCGGCACCATTACCTATATTAATTTGAGTAATTGTTGCGCAGCTTCTAGTGCTTTGATTTGGACCACTTAAGCTTATCTCATCGTAATAAACAATATTTCCAACTTCATATAATCCTAGCCCTGTGTTTCCTGTTAAAAATATTGTTGTTGAAGTCCCACATTTTTCAGCTTTATAGTAATATTCACTACAGACAGCTCCAGTTGTTATTGTTCCTGTGGTCCCCTCGCTTATCTCTGGTAAATTTTGAGAACATCTAACAATAGGTGTTGCTCCAGCAGCAACTGATTCGTGTATATTAGAACCATCGCATGCTACATAACTAAATGTGTTAGAATCTCCTCCACATGCTACTCCTGCTTGAGCAGTTCCGTTATTATTATCAAAAACTGGAAGTGTAGAAGAACATACCTCTGGCTCTTGCGCCGGAAGTATATCTGGAGCTAAGTTTCTTACACGACCAGGACTTCCCGAATCACATAAAGTATATTCAACGTCAGTACTTGGCCCTCCGCTATCATTATTTCTTAAACGATAAGTTGTACATCCGTCTGGAGATGCTAACGTATAGCTTGTGCACGAAGCAATAACTGGAGGTAATTTATCAGTTTCTGGAGGAATAGGAACATTACACCCTACACAGCAAACATCATTAAGATCAGCATCTTTATCACCTGTATCAGCAGTAAAACAAAGTTGTACTCTAGTAGCATTCCTGTAGTCATAAATTAAATACAAATTATTCTCAGCTTTAGTGCCATTAGGCATTATAAACTGTGCTGAAAACAAATTAGGTTCAGTGTTATTTTTTATTACAGGAGTTGCTAATGTAGATGCAGCCAATAAATTAACAATGTCTGCTTTTATATTTCCATAAAAAGTACCGCTTCTTAAAAATCTAAAATTATTAAGACCTTGATTAAAATCATAATTATCTCCCTCTTGAAGTAGTTTATTACTTCTAATAATTACTGTAGCACCATCATCTGGAATTACTCCTGCTCCTTGAGAACCCACAAAACTTTCATACTGAGAAACTAAAGGACTATTGCTTCCGCTCTTAAATGTATCTTGTCTTGTGTGTATAGGAGAATTAAACCGACCATCTATCCACTGATACTCATTATGTATTCGCTTGTTACTATCAAAATTGCTTGTTATGGAAATTTGAGTAATTGTAATTATATCTGGTTCAGGGCATTTAACAGTGATTTCTACAGTATCAGCCGTAATACTATTAGACGAAACCTGAATAGTCATATTATCCGCATACACTGAATTTTTTGGAACAATTAAAGTTCCATTTACTGAAGCGACTACTGTTGTGGTTGTACCATTATAAAGAGCTGTAATGGTATACGTATTATTTGCGGTAGCATCTTGAGTTACAATTTGAGCTCCTGTAGGAGAAATCGAACCCGTCTCTGCCACTACTATCTCTGATGTTTGACTTACGATATTATCATTACCTCCAGTCGGAATAACATAATCTATATCAACAGTTCCCACTTCCTCAGTTACATTTACACAATATGTAACAGTTTCACCCACTGGTATTACGAAGTTTCTACTTCCTCCACACAAATCGCAAACACTTTTAAAAGGAACCGAAATATCATTAGAGGATAAAACATACTCATTCATATAGGGGTCAAAACCACCTAATTTTTGAGCATTAAAAGTTGAATGAAATAAATCTCTAAACCATCCACGCATTCCCGTTTCGGAAATAATAATCAAAGATTCATTATTATAAGCACCACCTTTTAATTGGATAACAGCTCCTCGCTGTTCGTCAGTAAAAAATTTATCTGCTCCAAAAACAGCAAAGCTCTCAGGGTTTCTACTTATACCAAACTCTTCTAATCTAGCAATTTGTTTTCCTAATACTAAAGGAACTGAGGTCAATACTCCTGTTCCTCCTGCGTCAGAAAGAAGGTCTTTACCAGATAAGACATAAGATATTTTATCTTCTTGAAGAACAAGAATATCAGTTTCTCTAGCGTATAGTTTTTGTATAGATCCAAAAGAGTCTTCTAGTGGTTTAAAATTAAATAATCCTAAGTTAAATTCATTAAGCTTATTTACATTAGACTCATCATTAAATATACCACTATAGGTAAGATCAGCACGTCTATGCGCTTCTTTATATTCTTGATCAGAAGTAGTTGTCACTCTATTTCCTAAAGCAAAAGCCTCGCCTTTTATAGAGTCTCTAATTGTATAGCTCTCTATACCATTTCCAAAAGAAAAACAATCAAAAAATCCAGTGTTTATTATAGCAGATCTTTGAGCATTTATATTTTGCCAGCCTTGTGTACCCTCATGCTCACCAGTGTCATTAACCTCAAAAGACTGTTCGTTTTCATACCATACATCAGGTAAGGCTTCCTCAGGAATAGTTTCAAAAACAATAAGACCTCCGCTGTTCGCTCTAATAATCTCTATTTCTACAGTTACAGTTGAATTAAATGCTTTTAAAAAAGGTACAATACCGAATAATACCTTAGCTCCTTTACTGCTAGAAGTTCCTGTAGCGCAAAAGAATAATTCATTTGTAGTTGTATTTCTATAAAATTGATAATTATTTTGAAAAATACCTAAAGGAATATATGGAGGTGGCGTACCTTTTGATTCTGATAATGAAATTTTATTAATTGGATCAGCAGCACCCTGTAATAGAGTATCATTATAAACGTTTTTTACTCGAATAGAACCTTGATCAGGACTACTGACGCTGTCATTGGTGATCATTTCACCAATTTTCTCACTATCAAACCAATCTTTAAAAGTATTATATGTAGCGCTTACCTCAAAATCTTGAACATAAGAATTTTCTCTTGTAAAAGTGCTTGAAGCTGTTCCGTTTTGAGTTATAGTAATTTTTATTTGACTTCCTGCGGGAATAGTGTAATCTACAAATAATTGAGTTGTGGGATCATAAACAGATCCTATACCAGCTGTAGCAATTGGAAACGTTGAAGCTTTATTTTTACTAGCTGTTATTGTGTCTTCACCAGTTTGCAAATTACCCGCCAAGTCAAGTTCTGGAGAAACATCAAAACCAGAAGGTATAATTTCCATATAAGCCCCCGCTTGAAAACCAGTGATAGATTTATAATCCTCTGGTAGTACGCTTTTATTGAGAACCGTAGCAAAAACACAATTAGAGGTAGATCCTCCTGCATCTCTCTTAACAATAAGACGTTGCCCAGTTTCAACTTTAGCGGCATTCTCTCCTTCTAATGCAAAGAAAAACGCTTTAGATGTAGGATCATCGTAATATACTTCTGAATAAACTGTTTCATAAGTTGATTTAGTAGGTTTTATAACGAACTTATATCGTTTTGCCCAATAAGGAGCCCTTTGTCCCCAAGGAATAACAACTTCAATTTCATTAATATCTCCTGAATTAGAACATGGTATGTGAACAGTATTGCTTGGGCTAACTAAAGCAGTTGATGATCTTAAAAAATCATCCATATATACCACTCCTATTTCATACCCTCTATTACTATGTAAACTTCTTGGATTACCCTTTGTGCTAAATGAAGCTGTTTGACTTGATATATCATAATACTCATACACATCTCCTGCTCCAGGAGGAGCCGCTGGATCGGTAACAAACCTCATTGCTGTTAACTGTATTTTTAAAACAGAAGAAGATTGTGTGTTGTCTACAAGAGCCAAGGGTTTAGAGTCGTTGCTGGCAGTCTGTACAATACCACTTTGAAATTTCAAAACATTTCCTCCAGATGTAGATAAAAAATCGGGAATAAAACAATTTAAATTATCAGTTATAGTATATCCACTGCAAGAGGTATACCCAGAGGCAGCATACACTGGCTTTATGTTAGTTACTGTTCCTATATAATTAAGGAAAGACACAGAGTTAAACAATTCATAATATGAAGTAAAATTTTGTGGCAGCAAATAGTTAAACTCTAAAACAATAGCTCCTGTTTTTGAACTATCTGGAGGAGTAGGTGTTCCTGCAAATTGAGCATGTTTAAGCGTAATAGAAAAATTAAATCCTGATCCTGCTTTTAATTCCGTGAATTGATCTAAAGAACTAAAGTCTATATTTAATACTGATCCCGGTACAGTAATAGTTCCGGATGGACCAAACGTATAAGTTCCAGTGCTTAATGTTGCCGGTAAATCAAATGTGGTATCTTGTGTAGTAATTAAGTTAGTTGTAAACTGAAGCTTAACAGGATTATTAAATATATCCTTTAAGTCGTAACCTTCAATATAATTACCATAAACTAATCTGTTTCCCATTAAAGTTTGAGACTTTGCCAATAAAGGAACATTGTCGTAAAGCCTCAACAATTCAACAGAAGGAAGAACTGTAAATATTTTACTGTTATCAAAAGCTAAAGAATAGTTTGTGTTATCAGAATATCCCTCAAGATTTTTAGATAATTTATCTATTACTTTTATAACACTACTCGTGCTTTCTTTATATAAAATCTGAATAGAAGAAACTAACGAACTACCTGAATCAAAAAATATATTTATTCCAGTGATAGTGTTTATCATTGACTCATTCTGTCCAGTTAAAAAACTATAGCCTTTTACACTTGGATCAAAAACAGGAGCAGACCATTGGGATGTAGCAGAAAATTCTCCATTTGAATATTGATATCTATAAGCAAAACAAAGAAATTTATCTTCTAAAAAAGTGTCTGTAGAGGTAGCGCCTTGAAAATTTGCTTTTATAATCGGAGCATTGATAGGTGGTTTTTTAATAACCATCAACTCTTCAGCTGTAATTACATCATTATTTTTAAAAGGATTAGGATAATTTTGTGTAACATTAATTACTCTTGGAGGATTGAAGTTGTCTGTAAAAAATAGAAGATCTCCAATTATGTCGACACCCGTAATTAAAAAGCTAGGATTAAAATTTAATGTTGTATTTGAACCAAATCCATCGTCTATACTTATAACATGATAAGCTAAATTTAAAGTACTAGGACTTAAGGAAACTATTAGATCTATTTTTTGAGTAAGGCCAACGGTAAATGCAGGATCATGCACAAACCAATACATTCTATCGTTCTTACCATCTTCGTAGGCGCCGATACATCTAGCTTGACTGCTTAAAGGAACCGCTCCTGAATCTGATTCAGTCTCTTCATATTGAAGAGTAGTCAATTTTGTCGTTCCCTTAGAATTTTCTACTGCTCCAATTTCAGACCCTTCAGTTGATCCTAGTCTTACATTTAAAGCATCTACATACTCACCTTGAGGTACAAGTCTTTCGTCAAGAGACTTATTCATTCTCCCTGCGATAAAATTTCTTAGGATATTTGCCATGCTATTTAAGCCACTTGTTTTGTCCTCTTAGATTCATTAACAATCTTCCTGGATGAATATTACTTATTCTAATTTTTGCATTTTTTAATAAAGAACTCTTATCCTTTCTAGCTCTGTTTATTATATACTCTTGTACTCCAAATTTATTATTTAATATTTCATATTTTACATATGCATAAAGATATTCTTCAAACATTTTGTTTACACTTACTAAAGAATCATTTCCGCCTTCCATTCCATCAGAAATATACTCTAATACACACTGCTCGTTAGCCATAGTAGAGTCAAAATTAATAACACCCGCCTTCTTGTCTATTCTAAAGGTAGGATTAGCATTAGCAGTTTCGGTATTTAAACCATATCTAGCTCCAATATTATAATCTCTCCATCCATCAGGATTATCAGAGTTTATAGGATCATTAACAGTGTTATTATTTTTATTTAAATAAATACTATTTTGACTTCCAGATATTCTTTCACTGTCTAAGGTTGAAGTCGTAGTAACAACAGTCCCAGTGGCATTAAAACTTAATGTTCCAGTTGCGCTTTGAAGATATGAGGCAGCTGAGTTTACTTGTATATTTTCTGTAAGTGGTCTCAAATAACCATTTTTATACATAGAGACTCTAACCCAACTAACATAATCAGGAGGTAATGTAAAGGTTAGTGTATCAAATATTTTCATCTCTAAAGCTTTTATTTCTTTAAAAGCATCATAGTTAAGCTCTTGTATGCCACGTTTAGTGTGAAACAAAACCTTATATCTTTCTTCATTATTTATTAATGAATGGTTTCCCGAATACATTAACATAAAATTATTTACAATATTTGTTAAGGATAAAAATTGATACGACCCCCAGTTAGCATTAGTGGGTGCGGCTCCTGCATTTTCATAATACTGATATTCAGATAAGTATGCCATTAGTTTTCTTTTTGTTCTTCCATTTGTTCTTGCTCTGCTCCAAACTGCGCTTCTTGTAAATCTCTAATCGACATACCAGCGTACTGTAATATTTTAAACACAAGTGATGTTTCATCATCAGGAGATAATTCAAAATCTTGAAAATCTGGATTACTCTGATTAAAAGCAGGATCTCCATTAGCAACATTTAAATAAGTCCAGTTTGGAGCTTTTGGATAGCGTATATACTGTGCTTGTATATCGGTAGCTCCATTAAATTGAACCGGGAATATATTGATAAATACTCCTTGCAAACTATACGAGGGATACTCTAAGGTAGGTGATGTTAAGTTAGAAAGATTTAACATAGTAATTTTATTATTAGAAACTTTTTCTGCTTCTCCTTGATAAATACCTCCGCTAGAACACAAAACTTTATTTATTAAATAATAATCGTCTAGAGTTGTGCTTGTAGATGGTAAATAATATTGATTTAATAAATTTTGAGTTAGCGTTTTTGTTTCTGAAAACATATCGATAACCTCTTCGTAACCTTTAGTAATATTGGCATACCCCGTGCCCGAAAGCCGAGCATTTTCTTTATTTATTAATTGATTGTATTGATAGAAATAATCATCGAATATATCTAGCTGTGCTTGTTTAGCAAACAAATTAAAGTCTGATGGAGATATATACCCGTAATTATTTTTATTAAGGATTGCCAAAACTGTATTTCGTACAGAATTTATCATTGTTATTCTTTTACACAAAGATAAGCAAAAAAAAAAGAGGTCAATTTTTGTTGACCTCTCCTTAAATAAAGTGTTTTTAGTATAATTATGCGTTAACAATACTTGTAACTGCTTTTGGAAGCGCTACATTATAATAGGGATTCGTCCAAGAGGTAGTTAAAGAATTTTCAACTGCATTTTTAATAGCATCATAAACATCATGCGCAACTTGAGCTGCGGTAGTTATTGTAGTTGTAGTTCCATCAACATAATCGACAGTAACAGTAGTTGCTGTCGCAGTAGCTGTTCCAATGTTTTTAATACCATTTACACTGATCAATTGGCCTGTGATTGGCGCGTTTGATACATAAAGAAATTTAGTCATCTTTCAAAAAATTTATGTTTTATATGAGAATATTCTCATCACAAATATACTAAAATTAAAAACACACTATTTACATACTCTTTATCAAGCCTGATAAGTGTTTCAGCACTTCTATACCTTCATCATTCTCAAAAAATGATGCTACCATGTGTGTAGGTTCTTCACCATAAGGTACATTAAGCATCTTCTTTTTATTAGAAGCAGTATTAAACCAAACCTCTTTATCCTTATTTCTCATTTGCAATAAGTTTTTATCAAAGAAATTTTGAATAGTTGCATTCATTTTAAGCATAGGATCTTGTAACAATAACAAGAAATCTTTTGGTTGATTCTTAGCGAATACTAATATGTCTCTTCTTAATTCAGAAGTTGTAATTTTAGTAACATCAACTTGAAACAATACACGTCCTACATTTTCTACTTGATCAACTGTAAGCTGACGTGCTTCTATTAAAGCATCAACCTCATCGTTTAATTCTTGTACGATTTCAGCGGCTTCTTTTGCTTTATCTACTAACACATATACCCGCCCTTTGCCAGGGTGAAAGTCTAAAAATTTTTGTAGTACTTGATTTTCTTTTCCTACGGTTAAGAAACCGTTTTCAAATACAATAGGCTCTAGAATTGCATTATTATCTTGCTCCTCCTGAAAGGGAGAGTTCTGATTTCTAGCATATCGTAAAGCTTTATTAGTTCCTGTCTCTTCATCAAACCATAACAATGGAAATCTTTGAGTGTGTCGTGATGCTAAGATTAAGGAAAGTGGCGCAGTTTCGCGCGTAAGTTTGTAGATCTTGTCTACATATTTTGAAGTAGTTTTCATTTGATTAGATTTAAAATTTATAACAATAAAAAAGGGGGCGATTAAACCCCCTTATTAATTTACCCTATTACTCTTGGAAGATAAAGAAGTTGTTAGCACCTAAAGTACAAACAGCTCTCTCTGACAAGAAGTTTACTTGCATGTTATCCACATCACTAGTAGCTGCACCACCGGCTGAACCAGTAATCCAAGTTTTGTAACGACGATCTTCTGTTTCAGAAGCTCTGTAACGTACATGTAAGAAAGGACGTTTAGCATTTTTACCAAGTATTTGGTCATAAACACTAGTTGATCCAGCTGGTACAAGTAGTCCGTTTACACGTCCTGATCCTGCTCCTGTTGGAAGTCCACCTCTCATTGTTGGGTCATTTAAGTATTTCCAGTCACTCTTATAGAAGTCATAACCTCTACGGAATCCTGTAAATCCTAAGTTTAACGCCATCTCTTTGTCATTGTCAAAAAGACCATATGAAGTACCACCTGCTCCGTAAGAGTTTTGTGCTGCTAACATATCATCGATATCAAAAGCAAACTGACGATCAACGAATAATACGTTTTCTTCAATTGCCCCTTGCTTGTCAAGACGACTAATTACATTGTCAAAGTCAGCTAATACTGTTGGGTTTCCACCGTCCCAGATATTACCTCTTTGTTGTACACTGTAAAAAATACCATCAGAACCAGCTCCTGGATCAGCAGCACCAGCGGCGCTACCAAGAATAGCAGCAGCTCCTGAGTTAGTCTCAGCAGGTACAGCTTCAATCATTGCTGTCTCTAAGAAATCATCAAAACGTAGTCTTGTTTCATGCTCAGACTTAAGATACCATAAGTATCCACTTGCTCCGTCTTCAGTTGTAATTTCAATCCATCCAATCTGAGCCATGTCAGATCCAGATACGTTATAAGTATCTTTAATGATGATAGGCTTATTTTCAAAGATGAAATCATTTGATTCAAGAGAACCTTGCATTCCTGCAGTTCCTTTTCTAAATTCAGATCCATAGATAAATACAGTAACATCTGAATTACCAAATCCTGTTCCTATAGTTGAGATACCGGCTGCTTCATAAAAGTCAGCTGTAAACCGTCCTCTACCACCACCAGCATTGTCAACTGCACTAACAACCGCTTTGTTTGAACCTGATCCATCGTTTTGAACAATTACAAGAGTTTGTCCTACTCGAATAACTTGATTAGCCGCTGTTGGGTCAAGCACGTCATTTACTTGAAATATAACTTGATTTCTAGGTAAGGCTGCATTAGTGTACCCTACTTGAGTGTATTTAGTATGTAATCTACCTTG